AGAAGGCAGCTAAAGATTTTGATGGTAGAGTTTATTGGATGGGTACTTCAAACTTTTATGTATTTGATGGTACAGTTAAAAATTTACCTTGTACAGTAAGACGATTTGTTTTTGACGATATTAATTTAGACCAGTCAGATAAAATATTTGCAGGTATTAATTCACAGTTTAAAGAAATAACATGGTTATACTGTTCTAAGACTGCAACTGAATGTGATAGATATGTAACATTTAATCCCAATGAAAATTATTGGGTTTATGGTTCTACACATTTTACTACTTTTGTAGATAGAGGTGTGTTTTCAAATTCAATTACAACTGGTGTTGAAACAAGTTCAAGTTTATCTTATTTATATGATAATGAACCTGAAGGTATTTACACTGCTAATGGTAGTAAAATACAGTCGTTTGTTGAGTCATCAGATTTTGATATGTCTGAAGGAAATGAGATAATGTTTATTGATAGAATGGTTCCTGATATGACAATTAGTAATGAAGTATCAGGTACATCAGGTCAAGTTAATTTACAACTTACAACTAAAAGATACCCAAATGCAACTGACTCAGTTTTAAAAGGACCTTTTACTGTTGAACCTACTACAAGTAAAATATCAATGAGAGCCAGAGGAAGACAGGCAAAGATAAGAGTAGCAACTTCAACTCTAGGAACAAGCTGGAGATATGGTACAATTAGATTAGATATTGGTAAGGATGGGATGAGATAATGGCTACAAATAAAGCTACAGTTTTTCCTGAACTACGAGATACGTTTGGGACTTTAACAACAAGAGAACAGAAAATTGTTTTTGAAATTGTAAAACAATGGGCAGATTCTTTAACAACTGAATTAACGTCACAGATTATTCAGGAACAAGCTAGGGAATCAATAAGAGTTGCAAGAGTGGATAATACAACAAGTGTACCTAACCCTCAAGCAGGTGATATAAGATTTAACATTTCAACTTCAAAGTTCCAGGGATATACTGGAAGTGCTTGGGTTGATTTTCATTAGGAGAAAATATGGGAGCAGGTGGTAGACAAAACTACGCACAAGCAGCAATGCAAACTTTATTTGGTGAACAGCTAAGACAATTAGAAAATCAAGCTGCTCAACCTACAGAAGTTAATCAAGAGTTAGTTGAACAGTATACTCCTCAATCAACATCTGTTGGTAACACAGTTCAAGATGTTTTAAAAAGATATACTGAAGGAACTGGAGAAGCTACACAATCAAAAGATATTTCTACTGGTCTTGCAAATCTTCAAAAAAAAATTGATGATGAAAGAGATAAATTATCTGGATTAACTGTAACTGAAACTTCTACAAGAATGGTTCCACAATATGAAATGATGAGACCTAATGTTTATACAGGTCCTGGTCCAGCTCCTTCCTATCAAGGACAAATTGTAAGTAAACTACCAGAAGGTGCAGCTTTACAACAAGGACAATATGGGCAATCTTTTTATCAAGCACCTTATACAGGTCCTGGTCCTGCTATTGGTGCTCCTAATACAAACCCTACATATAGACAAGTAGGTAGTAAAAAAGTTACAGACACAAATGTAAGAGACGCAATAGCTGGAGACCCAGTATATGATAAACAACAAAAATTAATAAATGCTTTACAAGGACAGTACGATATAAGAAGTAAGTATGCTTCACCAGGTGCTACAGGAATACAGGGTTTAATTGCTGACCCTGTTGCAAGTCAACCACAAACAGGTTATAATATTAATAACATATTAAAAAGGTACGTAGGATAATGATGCAAAATAAAATGACAGCTCCACCATTACAAGGAATATCTAACTTGATGAAGATGCAAGGTAGAATGGGTGACACTGAGTTAGTTCATATGACTAAGCCTGAAGTAAAAGGTTTAGCATCATTAGGTGTATTAACTAAAAATCCTAATACTGGTTTACCTGAAGCATTTCTTGGTAGTGTTGGTGGATTTTTTAGAGATTGGATAGTTCCTGGTGCATTAGCTGCAATTCCAGGTGCAGGACCTGTTGCAGGTCTTGGTCTTGGACCTACATTAGCTGCAGGTTATCAGATGGCTAAGACTGGTGCAATGGGTGGTAATTTTATTGATGCAGCTACAGCAGGTTTATTAAGTGTAGCAGGTACTAAACTAGGTGAAAAATTAGGTAGTGCAGTAGGTGGTATGGGAGATGTTGTTGGTGGAACAGGTGCATCAACTGGAACTGATGCAACTACACAAGCAATGACTGAAACTATAATGGGAGAGGCAGTTCCATCAGGATTAGGAGGTGTTCCTATAACTCCTGATATTGCAGGAAAATCAGCTAGTCAACTTTTAAAAGAAGGAGCAACTAGAATACCTAATACAGCAGCAGCAAGAACTGGTGAGTTATTTTCTGGAGCTGCTCCATCAATAGGTGAAAGACTTGGTGATTTTGCTTCAGCTATGATACCTAAAACACCTGAAGCTATAGGTGGTATGGGAGGTAGAGCATTAGCAAGTGCTACAGCAGATGCTATGTTACAAGAAAAATTACAATCACAAGCTATACCTGAACAAGTTAAAGATGCTGAAACAGCTCAACAAGAATTTTCAACAGGTAAACTACAAAATATGAACCCTCAATATGCAGATAAAGATTTGTCTGCCTCACGAATCGTAGGTGCAATGCAAGGAACTCAAGCACCTTTACAATTTACTGACCCTAGTTATTCACCTGCAGTGACAGGTAATTTAAGTTCAATACTAGGTGCTAAAGATGGAGGTGCTATGTCTAATCTAAAGGAGAGAGCAATGGGTACCAAAAGTAAAGGTCTAGCAGATGCGTTAGAATCTATTACTGAAGGTGCTGAAGACATTGTAGACATGGGGGGAGGGCAGGTTTATTTTGAAGGTATGGTAAAAGGTGATGGTGATGGTATGTCAGATGAAATACCTTTTAGTATTGAAGGACAACAACCTGCATTATTAAGTAGAGACGAGTACGTGTTACCTGCTGACGTTGTATCAGCTTTAGGTAATGGTTCATCTAACGCAGGTGCAGATATGTTAGATAAGTTTATGACTGACGTTAGAGAAAAAACTATGGGGAGAGAAAGACAGATTAACCAAATAGGATAGGAGTAATAATGAAAGTCGTTCCTGTTGAACCCATAGCAGTAGAATTATTTTGGGATAAAATTGAACCCTTAATTAAAAAAGCAACAGATTATTCAGGTGGTAGACACACTGTAAGTACAACAAAATATTTATGTGAAACAGGTATGATGAATTTATGGTTAGTTTTTAAAGACGTTAAAAACATTGAAGCCATAATAACCACACAAAAAGTTATTTATCCTGCAAAAACAATGATGTCAGTTGTTTTATGTGGTGGTAAAAATATGAATAAATGGGCACGTTTAGCAATTAATACTATAAATGATTATGCTAAAAAAGAAAAATGTACTGGAGTTGAAGTCATGGGTAGACCAGGGTGGAGAAAAATATTTAAACAACATACAAAATATAAGGAAAGTTATGTCTTATTTGAAAAAGATTTCTGATTTTATAATAGAAAAAGTATTACCAATTAAATTTAAAGTTTGGTTATTGGATAGACTTGCATGTGATATTGCCAATCAAGGTGAAGATGGTGATACTGAACTTGCACATATAAATTCATATGAAGCTAAACTATTAAAATCAGTTGGTGGTTCAGGTACTATTAATAAAACCACAGGACTTAAACAATATAAAGGTGGTGGTGGTGGTTCACCAGCTCCTGCAGCTACATCTACAGTTGTAGAAAAAGCAGAGTTTCCTCCTGAACTTAGACCATTTATTACTGACATACTTGAGAAAGCTCAAGCTCAGGAACAGGCAAGACTTGCAGTAGGTTACCCAGTATACCCTGGTCCACGTATCGCCCAGTTTACTCCTGAAGAAAGAGCAGCTCAAGCAGGTATAGTTAGCTTGGTAGGTTCACAAGAACCAACATTTGATATAGCTAAAGGTTTAACTGCAGCTAGTGCATTAGAAGATACTTCAGGTGCAATACAACAACGTATGTCTCCTTATATGCAGAATGTTGTAGACATACAAAAGAGAGAAGCTGAACGTGGTGCTGAAGCACGAAGACAACAACTAGCTGCTCAAGGTGTTGCTGCAGGTGGTTTTGGTGGTTCACGAGAAGCATTAATGCAGTCTGAGTTAGAAAGAAATTTACAACAACAATTAGGTGATATACAAGCAACAGGACAACAAGCAGCATTTCAACAAGCACAACAAGGTCTTGCTAATCTAAGACAAAGACAGGCACAAGCAGGTCAACAGATGGCAGGTATGGCTCCAATACAATCAGGTGTACAATTTAAAGAACTTGGTGCACTTGCAGGTATAGGTGAACAGAATAGACAACAACAACAAAAAGCATTAGACTTAGGATTCCAACAGTTTAGAGAAGAACAAACTTATCCTGAAGCTAGTCTACAACAATATCAATCTATCATTCGTGGGTTCCCACTACAACCAACAACTACACAAACTCAGCAATCAATATTACCTACACCTTCATTAGGACAACAACTAATAGGTATGGGTACTGGTGCATTAGGTCTCGCAGGTGCAGCTAAAACTTTATTTAAAGAAGGTGGTAAAGTTAAAGGTAAAAAAAGAATTAGTAAAAAACAAAACAAGATGTATAAAGAAATGTTGTACGCAATGTTATCAGATGGTAAAAGAAAAGACATGAATGGTGACATAAGTGAGATAGCTGACATCATGAAAGAAAAAGGTATTGCTACATTATCTCAAGATAGTGATGCTGTTAAGTTAGCTAATTCATTTGGAACTGTAGGAAATCAACAATTCATACAACAAAAACTTTTACCTCCAGCTTTAGCATCATTTGAAGAACTTCAACAATATAAACCAACTGATGTTAAGGAACAATTAGATTTAATAGAAGAGATAAGTCAAGACGTTATTAAATCTCCTGATGTAGTGGAAAAAGAACAAGAAGAAGCTAAACAATCTGCAAGGTTACAAGCTTACATACAACTTGCACAAATGGGAGGAGATATATTAGCTGCTGACCCAAGCAGAGGTACATTAGCTGCAATAGGTGGTGCTGCTTCTAAAGCTGCTCCAGGTTTCTTAGAGACTGCTAAAGAATATCAAGATATTGGTAAAGGTAGAAGAGACGAAGAAATAAAAGAAAAAATGAATAAGTTAAAACTCATAACTCAAAAAGGTGATATAGAAGAAAAACAAAAATTATTAGAAAGAGAGCAGAAGAAAGAAGTTATTGCTAGTGGTAAAACAATAGCAGAGATGTTAGAAGAACTTGCCCAATCTAAAGGCTTAACAACTAAAGAAGCTAAAGATTTTATGATTAAAAATAATAAATTTATTAGAGATAATGATACAAAACTTAGAAAGTATGTAGCAGATAGAATGGGATGGCAGACTAATGATTTAGGTGAATTGATTTCTCCTATTTCTGATAAACCAAAATATAGTCAAGACCAAGTTACAAATGTTACAGAAGCAATTGGTTCTAAGTTACGATTAAAAACTATTGAATCACTTGATGCAGATACTTATGCTCCAGTTATAAGTGAATTTGCTGGTAAAGAATTAAAAGATATGGAAATAGTAGCAGATACTGCTGTTACTACTCCTGAAGTTAGAAAATCATTTGATACTGCAAAAGGTATTTTTGATAATTTAGGTTCTGATAAAATTAAAAAGAACTATACTAAACTAGAATTTATGGAAGAAATAAATCTAGAGCTTAATAGAAAAGGTCTACCATCTTTATCTGAACAACAAATAGATAATTTATTTCCTAGTTTAGAATATTCTGAAGGTATTCAATAATGTTAGAAGAAGAAGAAAAGGATGCTGGTGTTTTTGATACTATTCAAAAAGCAGGGCAAAAAGTAATTAAATCAGTTACAGGAATTAGTCCTTTAACAGATAAAGAAAGTTTAGATTATAAAGAAACTTTAAAAACAAAACAATCTGATTTAGATTATGGTACTAGAAGATTTGGAGAACTTTATAATACTATAGAAGAATTAAAAGCTTCAGGAGCAGATAGTAGAACTTTAAGAAAAGTGGTTAATGATTCAGGTTTAAATGTTTCTGAGTATAATGCTTTAAGAGCACCTCATAAAAAATATTTAGAAACAATGTATGGTGTAACTGAAGAGCAACCTGAAGGTGATTATAGAAAAAATATTCTTGGTCCAATACAGTCTTTACCTGCTGCAGTGGGTGGAGCTACTAGAGAAATAATGGAAACAAGTGGTCAATTAGGTGAATTATTATTACCTGAGTTTGCTGAAGATGCTTTAAGAAACATTGAAAAAGGAGCAAGAGAACATGAAACTTCTAAAAAAATATCTCGTGCTTTTGACAATGAAGTTACTCGTAATATTGGTGCTATAACTGAACAAGTATTTGACCCTTATATTCCTGAAGACTTACTCCCAGCACAAATCCCCAAAGTATTATCACAATTTTATTTAGGATGGAAAGTTTTAGAACCAATTAAAGTTTTAAATGGTGGTAAAAATATTGTTTTTAAATCTGCAATAAAAGGTGGAGCAGCAGATGTTATATCTTTTGATGAAGATGAGGCAAGAATATCTAATTTTCTTTTAGCTAATCCTGAGAAAGCAAATGAAGCTCAAAAGATATGGAATGAAATATTAGAGTCAACTGTTGTGGGTAAGGAAGCTGACCCTTTTATTGTTAAGAAAGCAAAACAATTTTTAGAAGGAACAGGATTAGGTATAGCTTTTGATACTGGCTTTAGACTTTTTGGTAGTGTATTTAAAAAAATTAATCATAAGAATCCTGACAACATTATTCAAAGTGAAACAATATTACCAGATAAAACAAAAGAAAGAATTGCATCTACTGGTACAAAAATAAAAAAAGTTGAAGACTTAGAAAAAGAACCTGTAATTAAAAAGGTTATAGATGAATCTGAAGAAGGAGAAGAAATACTTTCTTATGGTTCAGGGAGACCAGATAAAGATAATATTTTACCTGAAGTAGAATCTTTAAAAAAAAGTGGAGCTAAAGTTACTCCTCATGATTTATCTTTGAATATGAAGAATATAGATGGTTCAATAAAAGAACCATATAAAAATTCAAAAGATGCTTTACAAAAAAAATATGATAAAGTTGTAGCTAATAATGTAATTGATGAAGCACCTAATGAATATTCTCTAGGTGTTGTCTTAGCTGAATTATCAAGAACAACTAAACCAACAGGCAAAACTGTTCTTAATGTTAATAAAAAAAATATTAATGAATTTGAAAACAATGCAAAATTATTTTTTGAAGATGTTAAATTAATTGATACGAAAAAGAAAGAAAAAATATTTGAATTGTCTAAACCTGTTAAAGAAGTTGTATCAAGTAAAATATTTCAAACTCCTAAAGGTCCCACTTTATTTGAAAAGATAAAAGAAAATATTGGTTACATACCAAGTAAAGTTAAATATAATTTAAATAGATGGTTTAATTCAAGAGGTAATGTAGGTGATAGAATCACAAGTAAGATAGTTGAAAGTGAAGGTGCTAAAAATATATTAAAACAAAATATAGAGAAAATGGCAAACGACTTTCAAAAAATATTGAAAGATAATTTTCAAGTATCTAAGTCAAATACATTAGATGATGTTAATAGAAAAAAAATAAATTCAATTATTAGTTTTGGAGATGAACTACCTGATGAAACATTAAAACAAAGAAAAGCAAGAGTTAAAAAAGAAAGACAAGAAGCTTATCGTTCTTTAGTAGAAGATGGTAGAGAAGAAGTAGCTAAAGCAGCTTTAAGATTTAGAAAAATGTTAGATGCAGCACAAAGAGAAATTAGAAACAGTGGTGCATTAGGAACTAATCTTGAAGCTTTGGTTGATGATACAACTGGTTTATACTTAACTAAAAATTATGAAGTACATATTAATCCAAAGTATAGACAAAGCATCCCAAATAAATCTCCTACATTAGATGAAATAAAAAAAGGTAATGTAAGTGGTGAAGGTTTAAAAAGATATTATGCACGAGAAGCTATCAAAAAAGCTTATAAAGATGAACGTGCTTCTATAATTCAAAAACTAGAAGATGATATAGGTAAAAAAATAAAAGAGCCTGAGCCAGGAAATCCTTTTCCTATAGGTGGTAGAGTTATAGCTGGTGATAGAGGTAATATAGGTACAGTAATTGGAGTTGAAGGAGATAATATTACAGTAAGATTTGTTTCTCCTGAAGGTTTAATAGGAACAAAAACTTTTAATTCTACTCAATTAAAACCTCTTACAAAAAGAAGAAGAGATAGTTTAAGAAGAAGTTATGAAGTAGAAGAATTAACTGATGATGAAGCTGAAGCTATAATTAATAGAATACTAAATACTGAACATATTGATTTAGGTAGACTAATAGATGATGGGTTTAGTAAAGGTAAAGGTGAAACAGCTACTAAGATATTTAAAAAGAAAGATGTTACTTTACTTCCTCAGATACAAGATTTATTAAATGTTGTTGATGACCCTCTTCAAAACTTTTTATCTACTTATTCTAAATTAAAAACTTTAACAAATGAATATAAACTTTATAAAGATATAGCTAGAATATTAGAAGAGGAAGGCAGAGTAACAACTGGACCTATTGGAGATAATTATAAAAAATTAGCAGAACTATTTACTTATCATAAAAATCCTAACATAAAAAATCCTTTAGATAATTTATTTGGAACACCTGAATTTTCAAAAGCATTAGGTGAGTCTACAAATTTAATGCAAGGTAAGGTTTTTAATACTGGTAGTATTTTTACTCCTCTTGTTAAGTTAAAAGGTTTTTCACAAAAGATGAAAACTGTTTGGAATCATGTTACCCACTTTAAAAACTTTCAAGGTAACTTATTTTTTCTAGCTGCAAATAATAATTTTAAAAACTTATTTGATTCTTTTAAATATGCTAAAGATTATGTAACAAATAAAAAAAATTTTAAAGTTGTAAATGAATACTTACTTGGTAAAGGTGTTTTAAATACAAGTATGGATTTTAATATTATAAAAAATATATTTGAAATTAATAAAACACCTGAAGAACTTGAAAGATTTTTTATAAGTAAAGTTAGTGGGCAAGGTTTAAAAACTAAGAAATCAAATAATATAATTGATTTAATTAAAATGCCATTTAAAAAAAGTTTAGAAGTAGCCAAGAAAGCTGATGAAAAATTATCAAAAATATATATGGCAGAAGATAACTTTTTTAAAGTTGGAGCTTTCTTTGGAGAGTTAAGAAAGTATAATAAGTTATATAGAAATCAATTAACACCTGAACAAAAATTAAAAGTTACAAATCCTTTTAAAATAGATGGAGAATCTGTACCTGATTTTGTAGTTGATAGAGCAATTCAAGTGGTAAGAGATACAATGCCTAATTACAATATGACTCCAATGGTAGTTAAGACATTATCTCGTGCTCCTTTTGTAGGTAACTTTGTTACTTTTAGTGCTGAAGTATTTAGAAATGGTACAAATAGTATCATAACAAGTTTACAAGATATGGTTGCAGGACTTAGAACAAGAAACCCAGCACTACATATAAATGGAGTAAAAAGATTAGCAGCTACAACTGCAGTTGCTATTGGTGCAGGTCAAGGAGCTTCTTATGGTACAAGAAAACTTCATGATATTAGTACAGAAGCATATGAAGGTGTTCGTTCATTATTATTTGAAGACCAAAATTCTCAAGACGTAGCATTTACAAGTGGGATTGAACGAAATAAGAATGGAGATTTAGTTGTTGATGCAGTTAATTTAAGTTATACAAACCCTTATGCAATATTAAGAGAACCTTTATTAAAAGCAATTATAACATATGAAAAAACAAAGGATATAAAATCATTAGAAGAAGCAGTTGCCTTAGCAGGATATGAAGCTTTTCTTCAAACTTTAAAACCTTTTGCAGGTGAGACAATAGTAGGAGAATCTATATTAGATGTTATCTTAGCTATGAGTAGACCTGAAACAACAAGAAACCCAGTATTTCGTGAGACAGATTCTTTTACTGAAGCTGTTGGAAAATCTACAGTTCATTTAGCAAAAGATTATATTCCTGGTTCTTTTGAAGGACTTGTTAATTTATTATTAGTTTCTAAAATAGAACAAGAAAAAGGAGAGGGTGAGGGAGTAACACCTTCAGGATTTCCTAAACCTCTTGACTTTGAATCTTTTAAATTTGCAACTGGTATAAGTGAACAAAAATTAAATTTAAATAAATTATTTGCTTTTCAGTCTAAAAATTATGTTAGAAGAATTGAAGAGCCAATTAGAAATTTTTATAAAGAAGTTAATAATTTACAGATAACAGACCCACAAGAGATAGCTGACCTATATAGAAATGCTCTTGAAAAACAATACAAAGAATCACAAAAATTTTATGTATTTTCTAAGTTAGCATCTCAAACTGGTCTTACAAATACAGATAAAATAACAGCATTACAAAAAGAAAGATTATTAACCAAAGTAAAATCAGATAAAGGATTATTATTAGCACCATTAGTTCAAACAGTAAATGCATTTCAACCAAGTCCAAATGATTTTAAAAGAACACAAGAAACTAGACGAATAAATAAACAAAAAAAATCAGTTTATAATGAAGCTTTAAAGAGTGGACTATTAGAACAAGTATGGAGAGAATATAACAATAAACCATTAGTTTATGAAAGGGACGAAGATGAATAGTAGAGATTCATTAGAAGCACGACTAGCTGCACTTGAAGCACGTAATGAAGAACAACACAAAGAGGTTGCCAATAAACTAGAAGTTGCTTTTCAATTAATTAATAAACAAACAGAGATTATATCAGGACTCAGAGCAGACTTAGCTAGAGGTTCAGGTGCTATTAAGATGTTGTTTATTGTAGGTGCTGCATTAGGTTTAATATATACATGGATTAAAATGATATGATGTGGTGGACAAAACTTAAAAAGAAATTTTCAGATGCAGATAATATTATTGACTTTAGTGTTGATGTACTTATCATTATATTTGACGTGATGACTACACCATTACTAATACCTATACGAATAGGTAGATATTATATTAAAGGTTTTTTTAAATCAATGTGTAAAAGATTTCTAAAGAAAACTTATCATAGGTTGTATGATAAAGAATGACGTTAGTAAACTTAACAGATAAAGCAAAAGAACATCTAAAGAATCTTGCTAAAGACCACGACAAAAAATATGTTCGTTTAGAAGTTAAGGGTGGTGGTTGTGCAGGTTTTAGATATGACTGGTCATTTGATAACTACATACAGGACAGTGATGACTTTATAGAGTTTGAAGGTTTTACTTTATTAATTGATAAATCAAGTTTACTTTATTTAATGGGAATGACTATTGAATATAAGAAAGAAATATTTGGTAGCTTCTTAGAACTAAAAAATCCTAACGCAACAAGTAGTTGTGGATGTGGAGAAAGTTTTGGAGTATGACATATAGTAAAAAATTATTAGACCATTATGAAAACCCAAGAAATGTAGGGTCAATGGATAAAGAAAATAAAGATGTAGGTACAGGTTTAGTAGGAGCACCTGCCTGTGGTGATGTAATGAAACTACAAATTAAAGTAGGTGATGAAGGTGTTATAGAAGATGCTAAGTTTAAAACATTTGGATGTGGTTCAGCTATTGCTTCTAGCTCGTTAATAACTGAATGGGTTAAGGGTAAGAAGATTGATGAAGCGAATAAGATAAAGAACACAGAGATAGCTAATCATTTAGCTTTACCTCCAGTCAAGATTCATTGCTCAGTTCTAGCTGAAGATGCAATCAAAGCTGCAATATCAAATTATAAGGAAAAGAATGAGAGTAAAAACTTACTGTAGAATAATTATATTTTTATTTATAGTGGAGATATTTATGCACATTGCTGAAATAGGCTTTGATGTAGAAGCACATTATAATTGGACAAGTATATTATATAAGTAGCCAACTGTGAAAATTGGACAAAAAAATACCCCTAGTTATTAAGTTAGCTAGGGGTTTTTTATTTACTTATCAGATTTATTTTCAATAGTAAGTGTAGACATTTCATCTTTCACTTCTTTTATTTCATTTTCATAATGCTCTTTTTGTTCTTCAAGATAATCTAATCTAGCTTGTAACTTTTTTTGTTGAGCTTCTTGATACATCTTTTCAGATACGACCATTACTTTTGGTCTCATTAAATCAAAATGATTATAGAACATGTTGTCCAATAACATCATAGTATTTCTCCTTTTAGTTTATTATCCCTATATAGGCAATAATGTTTTTTATTAACTAGGTTTAAGCCATACCTTTTAAAGCATATGGCTTATACCAAAAAAATAATGCTATTACTTTTCAGCACAAGCATATGAATTAATTTCTAAACCTACAGAAATTTCTGTTGCAACAGGTTTTGTCCATTGTTTCATATTATTTCTCCTTCCATGTTTTAATTCCTTTCTCAGCACCTCTACTTATGATGTAGCCACCAATACCAATCTGTAATAAATCAAACAGTTTCATAATAACTGCGTCTGATAAATTCTCAGGATGTATTCCAAACCAATACATAAATAAAAGTAACAAGAAAGATACCATAGTCAATGGTCTCCAATTACGTTGTAACCAACCTTCACCTTGAGCTTCAGCAACGACCACAGATGCAGCAGCTTTTTCTATATCTGCTGAGTGTGTAACAAGTGCCTTGTTTAATTCTGATTGAGCCTTTGCTTGACCAGCTTTATCAGGAATTATTCTATCAATTACTTTACCTAATATAGGTGCAATCATTGGTAATAACATAATATTTTCTCCATTTATATGTATTATAACTCATATTTATCTAAAAGAAAAGAGTTAATTTATTATTTTTGTTCATCTTACATTTACCTTCAAGGCAAATTAAGTTATTGTTTTCATTAGTTTTTTGATAATACTTATGAAGAGGACTAGTGTAAAAGTAAAATGAACCCTCATGCATAGGTATATAATATTTTTTAGTGCCAGGTCTATTGTAATAAAACAAAGCTGAACTTGAGTTACCTATATGTATTGGTAACACAAAGTAACAATCAGCTTTATGATTTAAATTACAGTACGTACCATCTTCCTGAATTATTTCAAATGCAGGAGATGAGTATGTGTCTTCAAATGTTAAATCTTCTACATACATATTGTTTAACATTTGTTTTACTTTAAATAATAATGATGGAAACTTTTCAAAGATAATTGGATTGTAAGTTAAACATTTATCTTTGTAAGTGTCTTCAGTATCTGTGTTTTCTTTTCCTGAACCTAATGAAAATCTATCATAATATTTTGACCAAGAATCTTTTAAATCTATTACTGATTTATAGATTGCCTGACAATCTCTATCTTCTATAAAATTTTTAATCGTTATTGAAGAGAGTATTTTCATACTTAGGATGTTCCTTTCTTCCACCTGTCTTCCATAACTCAGAAACAAGAGTACCTTCTCCATATAATTCCATATGCATATCAACATCTTGTCTTTGAAATAATTTCTCACAGTCTTGTGCCATAGCTAGTAACTCACCTGTAGTCCAGAACTTCTTATTATTTGTAGTAACGTGTAAGTATTTACCTTTACCTGTTGTACTATCAACTGCATCTTTATCTTTAGGTTCATCCATTGAACAATCAAAACCATATAGTTTAAAGTTTCTAAATCCTAATGTATGTCCAACACTAATGGCTCTCATTGCTGCACAAGTACCACCAGTTAATAAAACTGTATCATCAGGTATACCTAATTCTTTTGGTATAGTAACTTTATTATCTGTGTTCTTCTCAACAATAGCATCTGAGTATGCATTCCAACCCACTATCTTTGCACTCTTATCTTTTAAGAAATCTACAACTGAGGTATCAGTCATAGATGATACAAAGAATATAGTTTCTTTAGGTATCTCTTTAAATAATTCTTTACGAACAATACCATGTGTACTTGTACCTTCAATAGGTCTAGGGTCAAGTATGTTACATGCCCAAGGAACTATACCTTCTTTTAAAAGCATAGGTAGTGAATGTTTAACACACATAATTTTATTTTGTGTTGACTTGAGATAGTCTTTATACTTTAAAAATGAAGGTCCACCTGATACTATGTTAAGTATTTCTCCATGTGGTCTAGCTTTAGTTAACCATTTATTAATTGACTGTACATTATTCTTAATATTATTTCTAATATAATCAGTAGGCATACAGTCTTTTGGTTTAACAATTATTGGAACGTGATTGAAACTTTCAGGGAGTTTATCAAGACTAGATTTATGAATAACGATAGCAAGATGAGTAACACCACCACCTGCCACTGGGTCATTAGATGGGAGAACTTTCTTACGTAGCTTTTTATTAAGGGCATCAAATACTTTATTCGTTCCTTTATGTGCATCAACTACTTCCTTTCCTTTTTCATCTTTAGTAAAGTAATCATCAAATACAACAACAGATATATCCTTTGTCATATTATAATCATGTTGAACAGTTTCAAAACTATGACCACCATCTAAATATGCAATGTCAAAATCTTTTTGTTGTGTTAGTGTTGCTTTAGTATCACCTTTAACTAATTTAAATTCAAAGTCTTTGTTCATTTTTTCTTTAACAAAAGTTTTAAATTCTTTTAGTCTATTATTAACTGCTTCATAAAGATTATGTGGTTTAGTATTCATTTCAGTTGCATCAGTAAATTCATCTGCATCTTCAAATAAATCATAACCTTCGTAGTAAACTTTGTCTACGTTGTCAAAAGCTGCCAGTGCCATTTCAATAGCACGACCACCATTCCATGTACCTGTCTCCAGTATTCTTGAAAACTTGTAATGTCTGATGACATCTGCCAATTGTTTGTACCTCTTTGGACCAACGACATCAGGTGTGGTCTTATCAGATAACAAGTCCTTCCTATTACCCTTGAAGTGTTCAAAGTAATTTGCCAAAGGAGAATTATTAAACGCATCTAAACCTCTCACGTCTGGTGTTAAACTATGTTTCTTTAAACCATGTGCACCATAGATATTAAATAATCTTTCAAAGATAAATCCATCATGCCATTCTCTATATGAAAGAACTTCGTGACTATTATAAAGACCTCTCATATCCCCTAGTAAATCAAGGGGTGGGACAGTATTAAGATTAAAAGCCATGAAAGATGTTTCACTATAGTCCACATCCTTCCTACCTAAGTGGACGAGTTCAGAACCTAGGGGAATGATTCCAAACAAGTCTTGTTTATTAACAGGCTTTTTAAGGATAATGTCAGCATCTAACCATACTACCCACCCAGCTTGTACACTCTCTTCTACCAACTTGAAGGAGAAGTCAGTCAGAGCATACACTTTGTGACACCATTTAATGGCATCTAATCTCCAGTTATAAGGCATCTTACCACCTTCAGTACCATCATGAAGTTTCATTTCTTCACGATAGGTAATCATTTCATCTACCTTATTAAGATTTACAAATGTAATTTTATTTGATTTAGGAAACTCTTTTATTTGTTCATCAGTAAAGTCATGATAGTAAGCAGTTAAATGTAAATCATCAGCCATAAACTTTACAACTGAGTCAATCATCTTCTTTGCATAAGTTTCCCATCCCTTTGGACTAAAGGAAGTTACGATATTTATTGTGTCTTTATTCATATTAATATGTTACCATCTTTGTAGGTCTTGTTTCATTTATAGTATTTCTATATAAAAGCTTTTCATCTTCCCAGTCTTGAGCAAATTGCATGGTTGCAAACTTACCACCAAACCAAGGACCACCAAGAGAAAAATGTATAGCATTAGGACTTTCTTTTAATTCTGAAACACCAGGAATATGATTCCAACTAGCAGGTATCTCTCCTATCTGGTCATCACTTGTCCATTTAAATTGATGTAAGTCTAAACCTTTCATAGTATTTACATCTTCACTTGTTAAATTTTTTACATCTTTATGTTTCATATTAAATAACATAAGTGAAGACCATAACTTCTTATCATAACCAAGTTGTTTTTGATTATCCATCTTAGTATCTTCAGTAGGTTGCCAATCAAACTTAACACAAGCAACAGCTTTATCAGCATAGTTCTCTTCTACAAACTTAAATAGTTTATCTACATCTTTAAGAAATAAAAAATCACAATCACAAAACATAACCCAATTTTTTATCTTATTTATTTTAGCTAAGTGGGGACATAAAAATCTTGTATGACTAAACTCTGTTGAAAAAGGTTTGTCATCTAACACATCATATTTTTGTCCTTCATTATCTTCTCTCCACTCTCTAGTAAAATGACCACTACTTCTTAAATGAGAAACATTTAAATCAATAATTGTTAAGGGTCTTGAACTATGTCTAGCTAATGAATTTTCACATACTTTGTAAGCTATATCTTCACGAGAATCATAACCTATAAAAACAAAGTTAGTTTGTTCTTTAGGTAAAGGATGAATTGTTTCTTCCTTATGTGTTGCTCTTGCATTTATAAACATATTTATTCCTTAAATAAAACTTGAACTAATTAAAACTATTAGAAGCATGTAAAGTCCACCAATTATTATTCTTTTCATTTATCTTTCCTTTCAGTTTTATCACACCAGTTACAAGGTTTACCTTTTTCTGTACCTATAATATCTTTTTCAACCTCACAATAGTGTTCCCACATATTATCTTTATATTTTAAATAATCATTAACTGTTAATTTATTGTTAAATAAATAATTATATATTTTTTTAATCATAAAGTCAATAAAAAATTAAACTATTTCACATGCACCTGCAGTACATGCAAGTTCTTTTGATGAAGTAGTTGTATCTTCCTTTTCATAGTTAGTTAAATCCATCCAATTAATATTTCTTGGAGTCTTAGCTAACCATTCTTCATAAGTTTTCTTATCAACTTCTTGATAAGGTGCTTGTTTGTATGAATGGTCAGAGTGTGGTAAGAATGATACACCACTCATTACATCAAAGTTTTCGTATACCCATGCACCAACTTGTAACCACTCTTCTTCTTTTACATAAACTGTAATTGAAGGTTTATGTTCACACCAATGTAGCTGATACATCTTCCATATCTCTAATTGTTCAATAGCAGATTTAGCATCTCTCATAATTGAACTCGTTGGAGACTTCATAGGAAAGTATATAACCTTTGTATCATTAGGTTTCATTACGTCATCTTCACCATAAAAACCTTTGTCTAACATCATATCACACAATGGGTCTTTCTTATCTGCTCTTACAGTTCTAAGATAGTAAGGTGAATAACGTGGATGAATACCTGAAGCTGAATCAACTAGTTGTGATACAGTTCCTGAAGGTTTAACACAAGTAATAGCAGTAGCTTGGTTAACTCCTAACATCTCTGCCCACTTCTTATTTGTTTTAATTGAGTGTTCTTTAAGATTAATTAACATATCTTTTAAAGCATTCTGATTAAATATATCACCTGCTAAAATTTTGTGGTCCATGATACCAGTTAATGAAACACCTAGTAATCTTTCTTCTTCAGTATTATCTTTCCATTGTTTAGTTAAATATCTAAAGTCTGATAAAGTTGATTGAAGTGTACCAAAGATTGTAGCTATCTCTACCTTTTCTTTTAAAGTTTCTTCAGTATCATCAGGTCTTACAACTACTTCAGATAGATTACAGAATTGTTTATTTCGTAGAACTATTTCTGAACATGGATTAGTTCCAAAATCATATTCACCATCTCTTCTACCTGAACGTGTTGCCATCTTTTGTGATGCAACTCTATTAAAGATACCACGTTCACCTGATTTAGAATCATAAAGAGATACCCACTCTTTCATGAATGTACCTATGTCAGGTTTCTCAGTGTAAGCTACAGAGTTATTAGCATAACTTCTTTGTGGATTATTGTCCCACCATTGACCAGTCTTTGCATCTCTCATTCTAATGTCTGAAAGATTAGACAAGCTAATTAAAGCTGAACGTCTTACACCACCACAAACAACTACGTCTGCAATCTTACATACAATATCATGACACTCAATGCTTGTTAGTTTTCTACCACTAGCTTTTTGAAATGTCTCAATACTAAATTTAAATAAATCTCTTAATGGGTCAGGACCACTAGCACGTCCACCAAATGTTTTTAGTTTAGCACCTGCAGGTCTGACAAGAGACATATCAAATTGTGGTATCTGTCCTGCATAAAGCATAGCAACAAGTTCACGATAAGATTTTGCCCAACCTATTTTACTATCTCTAACTTTAATAACTGTTTCAGTTGTATGAAACTTCTCTGCAATCTCAGGAAGTTTATCAACGTACTGTCTTTCAACACTAAACCCTACACCAGTACCACACATAAGTATGTACATTATTTCATCAAAGGTTCTTACATTATCAATAGCAACATATGAACAGTTGAATCCTGCTACATTATCTTTATCTAAGGCAGGACCTGCAGTCATCAAGGCTCTCATTGAAGGCATAACTTTTAATGTAGTGATAGCATCAACCCATCTGTCTCTTTCCTTCTTATCTAATTTTTTATTAGTTAACTTCTCATATCTTCTTTCCATATAACTAACGTATCGTTCAACAGTTTCACTCCATGTTTCTCTTCTGTTTTCTTTCTCAATCCATCTAGCATAACGAGAGATGGCAATATAGTTTTGATATTCAGTTGGTAACATAATTAATTCCCCTTTCTATTTTTATGTTTAATTCTATCATAGCTATCTTTATAAGTCAATAAAGCATTTATATGATTACGAACAAAGTTAGTTCGTTTTAATGTTAATATTTCCATAGCTACCCTTCGCATATAGTTTGGTTCAATATCTGCGAGTTGGCATATGTATTCAAAGTCATCTTTACGTTTACCATTTTTAGTAGTAAACCATAAGATAGCTTCACGTTTATACTTATGACTTTCCAAGTCTTGAGTATCTTTTTGTGTAGCATCAAGAAGTGCTTGTAAAATAACTGCAAGAAATAATGTTCTTTCAGCACTTGTTGAGCTGACCATGTTCTGTTCAATTGTGTGTAAAAAATTGTCATGTTGTAGCATTATACCAATGTGTAGGAATACCATCACTAATTTTACAGTAATCAAAGTTATGTTTAATACACCACCCTGCGTAAGTCATAGTACCACCTTTGTTTAATTTTTTATTTGGATTATCAAACGCAAACCTAATTAAAATTTTAGGATTACATTTTCTAAAAAACAAATGTTTCTTTCTCATCTCTATTGTTAATCGTCCTTTAACTTCTATGTAAGTACCATTAGGTAGTAAGAAGTCAGGACAATAAGTTTTAGTTTCATGCCACTCATAGCTATACTTAGTAGGTTCATATTTAACTCTTATTTTTTTATCTTTAAAAAATTTATAAACCTTTTCTTCTGAACCACTTCTAAACTTCATTTAATATTCCTCATATGAAAAAAGTTTCGTATATGTAAGCCAGTAAAAACAAGACACATGATTAACATAAAATAACTTTCAATTAATATTGTCCATGTAAGCCATATTATATTTGAAACCATACCATACAAGGGTGCATAGTTATCTTTATTACCATACACCCATACAGTAACGACTGCACTAATTGCAGCAAATAATTCAAATACACTAACCAACGTCACTTAATTCTACCTCAATTACATCAGGTTCTTTTACAACCTTGGTTAAGTATCTTGGTCCATTCGCATAGATAAATTTTCTAAGTCCTTTCCCATCATTAGCATCCTTCCAACAATCAACTTTATAAGGACAGTAGGAACAGCCAACATCAAGTTTACGATTACCACTAGCACCATCTGCAATATCGTCATAACACTTGCTAGGAACTGTATCACTTGCGACAACATTTTTAAGATGTAAGACCCTATCTTTCGCATTTATCATCTCCATATCGTGGACAGACATTAAACATATACGTCCACTCTGTTTATCAATAGCAAGAAAAGCACCACCTTTTTTATTTTGTGCATCAGCATAAGCTGACAACTGTGCAATGTAACCAAAAGGGTCATCTTTTAATAGTGAACGATTAGAAAACTTTTTAAATGAATAAGCACTGGCTGATTTACAATCAACAACAACACCATCAATCTCACAATCTTGGTGTCCTAATACTCCTTCAATCTCTAATTCTTTTTGTTCATTCTTAACTTCATGTCCTGCAGTCTTGGCTAATAATAAAAGTAACTCTTCAAGTATATGACCATAAGTAAATTTTATTTTTGCCCATGCAGGTAACTTTTCTTTTGTTATATCTCGTGACTGATACCACACCTGTCTATCAGGTTTACCAATCTGAGACATTCTTAAATTATTATTCTCAGAACGTGTGTTGAATAATTGTAGTACACCTTCCTTTACTCTTTCAGCAAACAACTCCATATCTTTTTCACTGGGTTGTGTACCATCAGTAATAGTTTTGTATATGTCTTCAACTAAAGTATCAATATTTTTCATCCAAAAAAATAGGGGTGAGTTATTAACTACACCCCCATCTCCTTTTAAGGTTAAGGTTAAGCAGGTACTTCTGCAAACTCTGAAGTTGAAGTTGAAGCACTAGGTGCATCAGGAATTTCTTCAAACTCACTTGCAGTAGTATTACCACCTTCATAGGCAACTAGGTTTACAACCTGAATAGCTTGTAAGTCAGCACTCTTGCCACTTCTACCAGTTGGTTTATGAGTCCACTCGTAAGTTTTATATAAAACATTTACGTCTGAACCATTACCAATCAAAGTATTTTGAAGTGGACGTTTCATACCATCCATTACATCAGGTGCTTTGTTTGCACTACCATCTTTTCTTTTAGCTTTTCTTTTGATGGTAACAAAGTCTCCTCTATCGTCACCTTTGTTTTTAATAGATAGACCTTCAGCTTCAGCTTTCTTTTTATTTTCAGCATCAACTGCTACGTCTATAGAATAGACACCATCTGCATCAAACGTAGTGTTTGGTGATACAACTGATGCCCAGTAGGCTTTACCATTTAATATTGGCATATGTTTACTCCTTCATTAAGGTTATTATTATTTCGTATTAACTACGAATATCTCAGTATACAATTATAATCTATAACAATATACTTTGTCAACACTAATTAAAAATAAATTTAAAACTAGTGTGTTTCTGCCCAACTCAGACCAGTTTTATACTCTGCATCTAGTGGACAATTAAGGTTGAGTTGTTCAGTTGTTTCTTTGATTGCCAACTTCACAATCTCTCCCATACTTTGTATGTCATTCTTGTTTACTTCAAACTGATATTCGTCATGTATTGAAGCTACAAGTTTAACATCCAAACCTTTTGTGCGTACATGTTTAATCATGTTACGTAACCATACTTTACAAGCGATAGCACCTGCACCTTGTATGATTGTGTTAACTGCTTTATGTGCAGACCTAACATTAAATAGTCTACCATCTAAACCTTTTACTTTACCTGACTGAGCAGCTTCTTCTACTTGACTTCTAAAAGATTTAAGACGTGGTAACTCAGATAAAAATTTATCAATAAGTTTTTTACCAACTGCCATATCTTTTGAGCCAATTATTTGTGCAATCTTTTTTGCACCTGCACCAAACAGAAAAGCATATATAAAAGTTTTAGCTTGGTCTCTATCTGATAGTCCTGCCATGTTCATATTCTTTGTGTGAATATCACCATTCAATATCTCATGTGTATACTCAGGTGTGTTAATATAATGTGCTAACATCCTTAACTCTAGTCCTGAAGCATCAGTACCAAAGATAACATGAGTATCAGGTTTATCAGTTGTCCATACTTCTCTACACTCTTTACCATAAGGTGAGTATGTAGCAGGTATCTGAGCCATGTTTGGCGAGTGATGACTCATTCTACCTGATACACAACGCAAAGTAAGGACACGACCATGCACTCTTCCAGTGGTTTGATTAACAACATCAAGCCAGGAAGAGATTTGGGACGTTCTTTTTTTTAATAATAAATATTCAGATATTAATTTAGCTTCAGCTATATTATCTATCTTTGATAGTACACTTTCATCTACAATAGGTGAACCTTTATCAGTAAACTTGTTTGGTTTCCAACCTAACTTCATAAGTCGTTCAGCTATTTGTTTACGAGATGCAAGATTAAATTCTTGATAACTAACTTTAGTAAAAGGTACACCCTTTACATACCCACGAGATTTATTATTTACTTTAGGTATGAACTTTTCCTCAATCTTTAAAGGTGGAAAAGTTTTATGTACTTCTTTTTCTAACTGTTCAGCTTTATCTTCAAGCATTGCATGTAGACCACTAGCTTTCTGTTGGTCTATATAAAATCCATTGTCTTCTTGTTTAGAAACAATGGAACGTATGTCATGCTCAAGTCTCAAAGAATAATCTGAGAATCTTTTACCTTCAAGTTTCAAATGATTATAAACTTTATGTGTCAGTTCAACATCACGTCTACAATAGGTAAGCATCTCTTGACTAAACTCAGAGAAGTTATTGAACTCAAGTTTGTTGAATCCAAATCGTTTACCCCAAGAATCTAATGAGTGTCCATTCTCACGTTCAGGATTGTATAGCTGAGACATAATTAAAGTATCTTCAATCTGTCCAATAGTAATCTTTGTGCCAGTCAATCTATTTAATACTGGTGCATCAAAAGAAATACCATTGTGCATAATAATTTTATCTGCATGTTTATTTATAAATGCAGGAAACTTATCATAACAATCTTTACCAACGAAAGCATAGTTCTCATTTGACTCCATGTTTCTAGCTACAATACAATGTATCTTTGTTGCATCTAGTGCATCTGTTTCTATGTCAACTACTAAATTCATTATAAACTAATATACTCCTTAATTGTTTTAACATCAAATAGTTTTTGTAAACTAATTAAATACATTCGTGAAGCATTATGGCTTCCCCTTC